ACCTGAATGGCAGCAAGTTTCAACGCAGCCTAATACAACAGGTTTTGACCTGGGCAAAAACCTCACCATCAAACCGAAAGTTCGAATCACCTCTTTCTCAAAAGCAGATTCGATATTTTAACTAGGAGCCACCGCATGACCCTCACCTCAAAAATCCGCATCTACTCTAAGGCCTGGTTTGCCTTCTACAACAAGGATCGGCGCAGCAACGAGCGCAGGCGCGTCTGTGACCACTCAACCATCTGGGCATTGGAAATCATTGGAGAACAAGCATGTATACAGTCAAAACCACAACCAAAACGGGCAACAGTTTTCACACTGGCAAATTATCCAAAAAAGCGGCATTACAGGTTTTTGAAGATCTTGCGCGAAACCCGCAAACGCAATTCATAGTGGTCTATAACCCACTAGGCGAAAAACGTACTTTCACACCAAACACAATTAGTCGGGTTACTTTTTAAAAAGCGTATGGAGATTTAAGTTGGAAGAAAATGAAAAACAAATTGATTTGTTGCAAAAAAAATATAACAAATTACCGCACAACAAAAACTCATGGGTGAAGGGTTCGAAGGAGTTTAAAAAAGCTACAAGTATTTTGTGGAAAATTGAGAACTTAAAGGTAATAAATGAGTCAAAAACAGGTCTAGGAGAGTAGAAAGTGGACGATAAGTTTTGTATCGATATGCAGTATTTAAGACCTGCTCTTAAAGACCTTCTTGATAAACAAAAATATTTTGAAAAAATTGTTGTGAGAATCGCGTCAGATATAGCTGATGACACTGTTTCTGCAAGCGATAATGGCAATGCGTACAGAAAGCAAAAACCTGAAGATCACCCATCAATGGTTTTGCGACGACACCTCGCCAAACAACTTGAAGAGCTTGTTTTAGGAGATAAAAAATGATCTACGGCTACATTCGAGTTTCAACCGACGAGCAAACCGATGGCACCAGTTTGCACACGCAAAAACTGGCCATTCAGGAAAAGCATCACATTGACCAATGGCTAGAAGATGGTGGCATCTCTGGCTCGACGTTCTTCTTTGATCGTCCCAGCATCCAGGGCATTAACTTTCAGGCGGGTGATGAGATTATCTGCTACACGCCAGACAGATGGTCCAGGGATTCGCTGAATTCACTCAAGGCTCTTAAAGCATTAACCGATGTGGATGTACAGGTAACAAGCATCACCACTGGCAAGATGAACAAGTGCAGCTCTACCGAAAACTTTGTTAATACGCTCATGGGTGGTGTGTCTCAGTTGGAGCGTGAAAACATTATTGAGCGTTGTGCCAGAGGCAGAAAAGCCAAATCAGCCGTGCAGGGATTTGTTGGCGGTAAGCCACCATTTGGCTATACGGTGAGGGGTGCTGGCAAGGACTCGCGCATTGTCAAGTTGCCACACTATGATGAGATGATGAACACAATCCATGATCTTAGATTGGACACCATTGGCTACCGCACGATTGCAAAGCAGATCGAAGAAAAGTATGGTCTGCCGTGCAGCCACATGACCATAAAAAGGATCTGTGAAAAAGGAAGAAAATCCATTCACTGAATTTCTCAAACGCTACTACTACGATCCAGTGGCGTTTGTGCAGCATGTCCTCAAAGTCGAGCCAGACAAATGGCAAACAGAATTCCTAAACGCAATCGCAAGCAAAGAACGTAGAATCTCCATACGCAGTGGCCACGGCACCGGCAAATCAACAGCCGCAAGCTGGGCCATGCTTTGGTATCTCATCCATCGATACCCTGTAAAAATTGTTGTCACAGCACCCACATCAGCGCAGCTTTTCGACGCGCTCTTTGCAGAACTTAAACGCTGGATTGGTGAATGCCCAGCCGTCATACAAGAGCTGTTTGAGATCAAGAGTGATCGTGTAAGCCTGAAGGCTGCACCCTCAGACGCATTCATCAGTTGCCGTACCTCAAGAGCCGAAACGCCAGAAGCTTTGCAAGGTGTGCACGCAGATAACGTGATGCTCATTTGTGATGAGGCATCTGGTATTCCTGAAGCGGTATTCGAAGCAGCAGCAGGCAGTATGTCTGGCGAAAACGCAACCACAATCCTTCTGGGCAACCCCACAAGATCCTCTGGCATGTTCTACGATACCCATCACCGCATGGCCAATGAATGGTGGACCCGCAAGGTAAGCTGTGTGGATTCGCCCCGTGTATCGCCTGAATACGTTGATGAAATGAAGAAGAGATATGGCGAAGAATCCAATGCCTACTTCGTTAGAGTGCTGGGTGAATTCCCCAGAAAGGATGACGATACAGCCATACCACTGGAACTGGTTGAGAGTGCCCAGACCAGAGATGTGGTAGTTGATGACGATGTGCCAATCATCTGGGGCTTGGACGTTGCACGCTTTGGTAGCAATGATTCTGTGCTTGTGAAACGCCAGGGTAGAATGGTAACAGGCATACAAACGTGGAAGCAGTTGGACCTCATGCAGCTATCTGGCGCAGTGGTTGCAGAGTTTGAAGCGTGCCAGCCGAGACAACAGCCTGCGCAGATAAACGTGGACAGTATAGGAGTTGGAGGCGGTGTAACCGATAGACTGCAAGAACTGCACCTGCCAGCCGTAGGCATTAACACAGCCGAGGCTCCCAGCTCAAGATCCACTTACTTGAACCTCAGAGCAGAACTCTGGTTTAAACTCAAAGCCTGGTTAGAGGCCAGGGATTGTAAACTACCAAAAGACGATGACCTGTTGGCAGAGCTGGTTGCCATCAAATACAAATTCACCAGCTCTGGAAAACTGCAGATCGAGTCCAAGGATGAAATGCGTAAACGCAACATGGCATCACCAGACCGCGCCGATGCACTGTGCCTCACCTTTGCCAGTGACGCTGCCACCATGATTTATGGCAGAGAGAAGAACCAGAGCTGGACCCAGCCGATTCGCAGAAACCTGCAAATGGTGTGAACCACTGGTGCACTCTGGCAACACCACAAACTAAACTGATAGTCTTGCGAGATTCTCAAAACCAGAGGATCAAATGCCAGAGAGATATGACCGTGGAATAGCAGGTTACCAGAAGGCCGGTGCTGCTTTGGCAAAGCAAATGGAAGCCAGCGAAAAGCGACACAAGAAAGAGCAGAAGCGAAAGAAGTAGATGGCTTTACGCAAGTTTGCAGAAAGTTTATTAGATGCTGGCGCGAAATCAGCTCCTGTAGTAGCGGGAGCTGGCTTGTTAGCTACGCCTGAAGAAGCGGAGGCTGGACTACTCAATGTTGCTTATAAAAACCTAAGAGAAGCAGCGCAAGACGCAAAACGCAGCGAAGCAATGGAGCGCGGTTTTGAGCGTGGAAAACGCAAGATGGCCGAGAAAGTAAAACTGTCGGCAGCAGAAAAAAAAGCAATAGTAAGTTCAATTAAAGGTAAAGGTGTTACGCAAAAGAAAGCGTTGCAATATGCACGCGATTGGAAGATGCGTCACCCGCTAGATGAATGGGATGTGCCAGAAATTACAGGCCTGACTGTTAACGACAAAGGCAGTCTCGGCATAAAAACCAAAAATAAAAAATACGGTTACAACATTGACCCAACAACAAATAAACCAATTGAAGTTGGCTCCCCAAGATTTAATGAAATCTCTGACAACCTTGTAAACGAAATAGTCGAAATAGCGAAGCGTGCGCAAGATGGAGATCCATCAGCCCAGCGCATAATGAATAACCAGGGTTGGTACAAAAACGTGGAAGGCAGGCTGCGCAATGAGTACGGCTCATTTGCAGATATGATGGGCGATATACTAGGTGCCACCTCTCCTAACACACCAGTAGCGACTAACTTTCGTTTTAGCCAGGACATCCTAAACCGCGCAACTCGCGGTGATTTTGATGAATTAATGAATGGCTTCGCTGACGCATTAGATCGTCGATACGCGCTCCAAGATGCTGCCGCTGATTATTTGCAACAGCAAAAGGCTGCAGGCGTGACAATCAAAAAGGCTGAAACTCATCCAAAGTATCTGGCAATGATGCAAGAAGCTGCAGATATTTCAAAAAGCCTGCAAGACAAAAGAAATGTTATACGCCAGACAAGTGGCAAGCAGTACGGCATAAACTCATATAACTCCATGATCGCGTTAGCAGATCGTTGGCGTGTTCTTAGGAAAGGCGGTAAGCCAAAAGCAAAGAACTTTTCTGGCAACGTAACTGGGCGCAGTGAGCAAGCTACGATTGATGTTTGGGCGGCCAGAAACTTGCGCAAGCACGCTGGATTGAAACCGATACCTAGTGCTGCAGAAGGCACGGTCACAGGGAATATCACAGATGTAGATAATTTTAGAAACAGCCTGGAATTTGGTTTTGGCCAGGATGTTATTGCTGATGCAACTGCGAAGATCAACCAGCAGTTAGGAACACAGCTAGAGCCGAGAGATGTGCAGGCCTTGCAATGGTTTGCTGAAAAAGATCACTGGACCAAGAAAGGCTGGACTAGCCCACAGGGCGAGGGCGGTAGCTTTGAAACAATGATGGATGCAGATCCAGTAGAGTCTTTGTTTTTAGGAATTAGTCGAGAGCAAAGCGAAAAATTCCAAGGCAAGGATTTTGTTCCTACTGCAGAAGAATCTAAAAATACAGCTCAAAAAATTATATCGGCCGGTGCGGATGATCCAGATGTACGAGCAGTTAAAGGTATGCCTACATTAGGCAAATACATGGACGATCCTGAAACCGCAATGGACATTGATGTGGTCTCCAGGGAAGACATGCTGCCTACTGGCATTCTTGAAAACGCAGCACGCCAAGCAGTAGCAGACCAGCAAGATTCGTTTTTTGTCGCTCGTAGAATACCGGACAGTGTAGGTTCTCAAAATTTAGAAAGTTTTAATGTAGGCACAGAGATCTATTTCAAAGATGGCGTGTCGCCAAGTTCTCCCCTAATTAAAGACATTCAAAAAGAGCTTAACGCGCAAAACGTGCCTGCTTACACCTTGATTGTAGATCCAAGAGACGCAAACCGAGTTATTGGGATGCGATATTTAGATATTCCGCAGTTTGATGACCCTGAAAGATTTGCTACAATGTCGCCCGAAATTTACGGTGAGTATGTAAGAGAAAAATTAGGTGTCTATGATGAACTCGGAAGAAATCTTAGATCTAAATTCCCATCGATTAAAGCATCAGAAGCTGCGCTCTTCGACGTTAACGTCAAGCCGCGAAGACAGACTGAAGACTATGTTGCACAACTCTCGATGGAAGGAGCGGATGCTGACGCGCTCAATACCGAATTCTTCGGGTACAGGCCTGCTACCGATAGGTTCCGCGAGTACGTTGGAGATGACAAGGCGTACGATACGAGAGTGCGAAGCGGCCCTGGTGGAACTAAAGGCGAAAGAGGCTCAATAACCCCAGGCGGTCTGCTTGGTGCTGGCGCAGTAGGCGCAGCATCAACTCCCACATTCCAAGACAAAGCCGTAGCATTTGGCGAAACCTTGCTCGATGCAGGACAGGCCATGATTGCCCCGATTGCTGCAGCACCGCACGCTTTGATACCGGCACTCACCAGCGACAGGCCCACGGCTCAGATTGAGCAGGGCTATCAGAACTTATTACAGCAGCAAAACTACGAGCCAAGCACTCAGCTTGGCCAACAATACAGCCAGCAGGCACAACAATTTATGGGCGATGCGTTTGACGCAGCCGCGCAAAGTGCACCTGGGCGAGCCGCAAAAGAATTTCTTGCGCCCATCAATTTGCTGATGCAACAGGCACCTGACCGCGCCAGGTTAATTGGGCGTTCTTTACTTGATATGAGTCCTTTCTAATGGCTGAAGAACTGTATAGCGAAGAAGAAGAAATCTTCGAAGAAAACCAAGAGATCAACGAAGAAGAGATGCAGGCTGTTGTCTCTACTGCCATCGAAGATGCAGTGGATTACATCGACAACATTGTCTCACCTGAACGTGCCGAGATGGCCGAGTACTACAATGGTGAAGCACTCAAAGACACCAACAATGAGGGCCGCTCTGGCGCACAGACAATGGATGTGCGAGATGTAGTGCAGGCCATGATGCCATCACTCATGCGTATTTTTTGCGGCTCGGATCATGTAGTCGAGTACGCACCCACTGGTCCAGAAGATGTGCAGACTGCCGCGCAGGCTACCGACTATGTGAACTATTGTCTGAACCAAGATCAGGATACGCCCTATATCAATATCCTGTACGCAACCTTCAAAGATGCGTTGGTTAAGGGCAGTGGTTTTCTCAAGTTCTGGTATGACGAGGTTGAGACCACTGAAAGCGAAGAGCTAACCAACCTGGACGATGATGCACTTGCGGCTCTAAACGCTGATGAAGAAGCCGAGATTACTACGCTGATGAGCGTGACCGAGGATGGCGGTATTCCCAGCCATTCAGTGCGAGTCACCCACAAGCGTAAAAACGGCAAGATCAAAGTCGAGTCAGTACCGCCTGAAGAGATACTGATCAATCGCACAGCTAAGAGCATGGCTGATGCAGACCTCATTGCGCATCGTGCCTATGTCACTGTAAGTCAGCTTGTTGAAATGGGCTATGACCCTGTTGAAATGCAAGACTATGTGTCAGATCAGACTAACTTTGAGCTGAGTAACCAGGAAGCTAGAGAGCGATTACTATCAACGACTGAGCCAGACGAGCTTGACCCATCCAATAAGCGCGTCTTGTATGTTGAAGCGTATATGCGCCTCGATACTAATGGTGATGGTGTATCAGAATTGAGACGCATTTGCTGTGCTGGCACTAACTACGAAATCCTGAGAAACGAGCCAGCAGACGATATTCCTTTCGCTTACTTTTGTCCCGATCCTACCCCACATGCATTTTTCGGAATGTCGATGGCAAGCCTAACAATGGATATACAGCGCATTAAAACCGCTGTGTTGAGAGGCTCGTTAGACTCACTGGCACAAAGCATTACACCTAGAACTTTGATTGTAGAGGGGCAGGCTTCTCTCGCGGATCTTATGTCGAATGAGGTGGGGGGAATTATCAGGGCGAGAAACCCTGGCGCAGTTGTACCCTTTAACGTGCCTTATGTGGGTCAGCAAGCCTTCCCCATGCTGGGCTATATGGATGAGGTACGAGAAAACCGCACTGGCATCAGCAAAGCAGCAGATGGACTGGACCCAAGCGCATTGCAAAGCAGCACGCTCATGGCGGTGCAGCAAACCATTGCGGCCGCGCAGCAACGTACTGAATTAATCGCACGCCTCTTTGCTGACGGCGGCATGACGCAGCTTTATAAAGGCTTGTTAAAACTGATCATCAAGCATCAGGACCGTGCACGCATGGTCAGGCTGCGAAACGAATTTGTACCGATTAATCCTGATGTTTGGAATGCGGATATGGATGTCGTTGCCAATGTTCACCTGGGTAAAGGTGGTGACCAGGAAAAGATGCAGATGCTGCAGACGGTAGCTGAGAAGCAAGAAATGATCATGCAGCAAATGGGACCGAATAACCCATTGGTAGGTGCAGAAAATTACTATGCCACTCTCATACAGATTTTAGAAACGGCTGGTTTCAAAGACCCGTTACGCTTCTTCAAGAACCCAGCAGATTTCCAGCCACCGCCTGAAGAGCCGCCAAAGCCCGACATCAACGAGCAGCTTATACAGGTACAGATGGCAGAGATTCAGGCCAACATCCAGAAGAAGGCGGCAGAGCTGGACCTGGAGCGCGAAAAGATGATTCGTGAAGATGACAGGCTGCGCGACAAGAACGAGGCCGACATTGTGTTAAAGGCCGCTGAGATTGAGGCCAAATTTAATACCAGTGTGGATGTGGCCACGATAAAAGCCAACGCAGAGCGTGACCGTGAAGCGGTGCGCTCGATGACAGACATGGCATTAGAGCAACAGCAGCAACAGGTGCCGCCAAATGTCTGATCAGGATATTAATTTAAGTAACGTCCAGCGCATGTTTAATGAGCCAGATTTTGAGCTATTGATACAACGCCTGGAAGGACAACTTTTTGAAGCATGGAGGCGATCCAAGAATGAAAAAGATCGTGAGCGCATCCATTGCAAAGTTGAAGTTTTGGAGGAGTTGGTGAACTCGATGAGAGCAATCGCTGATTCCATTGCTTTTGAAACCGTAAGGAAAATAAATAATGGCTGAACCAACACCGCTTTCACAAGCACTTGGCGTTAGCGATGCACAGGCGCAAATTGCTGATTTACTAGATCCCCCCACAGAGGAAAAGGAAGAGTTATCGGAAGTTGCGGATGTTGAAGAAGAGTTATCCGATGAGGATAGCGAGGTTGAATACGAATCTGAAGAGGAACCCGAAGAAGAGGAACTTGAGGATGACGATGATGCCGAGTATGAGGATGATGAGGAAGAACCGGAAGGCGATGCAGCCAGTGCCGCTGATACCTTCACAGTCAAAGTGGCTGGTGAAGAAATTGAAGTGGCCCTGGATGAATTGAAGAATGGTTACTCAAGAACCTCAGACTATACGAAAAAGTCACAGGCACTCGCGGAAGAGCGTAAAGCCTTCGAGCAAGAACGCGATGCTGTGAATATCGAGCGACAGCAATACTCCCAACTATTAGGGCAGTTGCAGATGCAATTAACAACTGGTGGTGAAGAGCCGCCCGATTTTGATCGACTCTATGAAGAAGATCCTATCGAGGCATCTCGCCAACAGCACAACTGGCAGAAGAAACAGCAGAAACTGCAGGCGATTCAATTGGAGCAGCAGCGGGTAAGTGAAGCTCAAGCCCTTGAGAATCAAAACGCAGTCAGAGAGCTAATTCAGTCAGAAGTAGTGCGCTTACCGGAACTCATCCCCGAATGGAAAGATGAGTCAGTGGCCGCGAAGGAACGTGATGAACTCAAAACTTACCTGGTAGACCAGGGAGTTAATGAAGAGGAACTGAACGCACTTGTGCGTGCACCTCACATTGCAGTTCTACGCAAAGCGATGCTCTACGACAAAGGCCAACGCAGAGTTAAGAAATCGCAAAAGGCACAGAAAGGTAAATCGGTTCGCCCAGGTTCAAAGGGCGGTACACCAACCAATGCAAATCGCAAATTAAAGTCAGCTCGTCAACGTCTTGCAAAAAACGGTACCCGCAGCGATGCGGCAAATTTAATCGAGCAAATGCTCAAATGATGGAGAATTAATGTGGCAATCCTAACAGGAGAATTCACAAAATACAGTGCCATCGGTATACGTGAAGACTTATCGAATATCATCAATATAGGTGCGTTCACGCAGTAATGCGTGAAATGAATGGGATGAATTCATGGAAACCTTAACAAGTAAAGTTGATGGCAATCATGAGCCAAGCCGTTGGTACACCAGCGGAAGGTGCAGAGACTACCTGGGTGCTTCAGTGCACTTAATAACAGGCGAGAGCGTCCCACGCCCCACCAGTAACGCTGGGGGCGATGATATAGTCCACGCCCCTGTGAAAGCAGGGAATCAGAGCTATAACATAAGTCCTGAGACAACTCCTTTTATCTCAAATATGAGTAATCGAAGAGATGTCAAGAATACCTATTTCGAATGGCAGACTTCAGTACAGAGGTCTGAATGTCAGTAATGGCATATAGCAAACTGGGTGAATTGCAGGGAACTCCTAACGCAATTATGGCGAGGACAATCTGCAGCCAATCTCTACATGGAGGCGAAAGCCGAGGGGTAGAGCCGGTTCAGAGACTAGATGGTGAGGAAACAATAACCCATCCAAGAGTGCCCAGCCCCTTCATAGAGGGTGATGAAATAGTCCGATCTGCATGGAAACATGCAGAAGCAGCGGTTAAATTCCGGTGCGATAACAAGTTAATGGACGTACTAGCAGCAGCGGCAAGCAATGCCGTCCTAGATGGCGATGATCTAGGCACTTCTTATACAAGTGTAACTCCAACCGTACGGCTTGGGGCATACACTCAGATCAGCAGAAAAGATTTTGCAATCGCGGATAACCTCGATGGCGCAATCGACGAGGCTGGCCGTAGAAGTGAGGTTGCGTATCAGTTAGCCAAGCAGGGTAAACCAATGCCCCCCTTTGGAGAAATCCATTGATGGATAACTTTGTGAATTGTCTGGGAAGCCCTAACGCAGAAATGGCGAGGGTAATCAGCAGCCAAGCCTCTTACGAGGAAGGTTCAACGACTATTCCGAAAGGAAGTAGGGTCAAGTGGCCCGAAGCGCAAAGCACCCTTTGGGGTGAAGATATAGTCTGGTCTCTGCAGAAATGTAGAGCAGCATTAAAGCAATGCGGTGGCAAATTAACGACTTGCCATGAACATCAAACGAATGAACTGAAACGTGACCAGGAATACAACCTCGTGGGAGTCAATAACACAGGGGTTGCTGGAAACAACACGACGATCAGGGAAACAGCAAGCCTTAGTGCTTGGATCGGCACCAATGTAAGCCACGGTACAGGTGGAAGTAGTCCAGGTGGAGGCACGGCTGCAACTGACGGCACACAGCGTGCAATGACAGAGGCTAGATAAATGGCCCTTTCTTTGGCAACAATGAAAGATAATCGGGTGAATTGCTGGGAACCCCAAACACGTAATGGTGTGGGCAATCAGCAGCCAAGTCTCAAACGTAAGGCAATAGCCCCAGGGTTGAGAAAGGTTCAACGACTAGGCGGTGAGGAAACGATAACCCGCCCACGAGTGCCCGACTACCCACGTGGTAGAAGATATAGTCTGACCTTGAGGGGACAACCTCAAGAAGCAAATCATAAACAGGTTTGCGATAACAACGTGATGCTCAAAACTGTCATGCAAGGCGCATGGACTGAAGGTGGATCGCCCAACTACTTGTTAGTTGGCCCACACGTCAAAACTGTTGTGTCTGGTTTTGCTGGAATTGCGGAACAAAGGTACATGGCACCTAGCGATGGTCCTACGACTATCATTGGTGCGGCTGACGTTTACGTTTCCGATTTCGGAGCCATCTCAATCGTACCCTCTAGATTTTCTAGAGCGAGAGATGCGTACCTGATCGACAAAGAGCTAGTAACACTAGCGACACTAAGACCAATGCAATCTCAAGAACTTGCAAAAACGGGTAAAAGTTGCCCCCTCTTGGCGAAAGCCTTGCAGGATAACTCTGTGAATTGTCTGGGAACCCCTAACGTAAAGTCGAGGGCAATCAGCAGCCAAGCCTGGAAACAGGAAGGTTCAACGACTATCCCTAGCGGGAGTACAGCCAAGCGGCTGGAAGTGCAGAGCACCCTATTGGGTGAAGATATAGTCTCGTCCTTACAGAAATGTAAGGCAGCATTGAAAGAATGCGGGAACAGTTTAGCGAACTGTTTTGAAGATTTGTTTTCTTGTTTCACAAGAAAGCTAACGGACGCTACCCGATTCATGCTACTGGTTGAATACGGTTTGCAAGTCAACAACGAGAAAGGTCTCGGTGCTGTTTACGATCTTTCAACCTCGTAATTAAGGATTAGGGAATGGAAAAACGACTTTTAGATAATGACCCATTAACTGGTATCACAACTAAGTTTACCTATGAAGAAGATTCTTCAGGTCAACTCAGCAAAGATAAGTTTGTCATTTCGACTGAGCAAGACGTTACTAAGATCATTGAATCTAACAAGCGTTCTGCGAATGCCGTAGACAAGCACCAGAAATATGGCGAGTGGTCAAAAGTCGCGTCCATTCCCTTAACCGTTTATTACAAACTTCAGCGGGAAGGCATTTTGAATGACCAGGCCGCAATGAAGAAGTGGTTGAATGATCCTGACAACAGGTACTTCAAAACGCGGGGTGGTAAAGTCTGATGGCTCTTACCACCTACGCTACTTTGCAGACGGCAATCGGTGATTGGTTGAATCGCTCAGATTTAACCTCGGTCATACCAGACCTGATCACATTGGCAGAGGCGCAGTTTCAGCGACAGATCAGGCACCGCAAGCAGATCACTCGATCTACAGCAACGCTTGATCAACGCTACAACGCAACGCCTGCCGATTGGATTCAGAGTGTGAGCCTGATTCTTACGACTGATCCGGTTACGCCTCTTGAGTATGTCACTCAGGAAGCAATGAACAAGCTGCGCAGCGAGAGCAGCGGTAGCGGCACACCCAAATATTTCACGATGGTGGGAACAGAGCTGGAATTATATCCCAGCCCAAGTGGCACTTTTAGCGGAGAGCTTGTGTATTACGCAACTATCCCGCCTTTATCAGATAGCAACACCTCGAACTGGTTATTGGATTTATCCCCTGACATTTATCTGTATGGCTCCTTGTTACAAAGTGCGCCGTATTTACAAGACGATGAGCGGTTAGGAGTTTGGGGTGGTATGTACGAAAAAATGATCGCAGATATGGAAATTAGTAACGAGCGTAGCCAGGGGCAAACATCAGTGAAGATGAAAGCCGCTGCGCTTCAATAGGAGAAAATGAATGGCCGGTTTTAGTGACTATTTAGAGAACAAATTGCTGGCTCATACGTTCAGCAATACGGCTTACACAAGCCCGACGACTGTTTACCTCGGTTTGTATACAAGTGCACCAACAGACGCGGGTGGCGGTACAGAATTGAGCGGAAGTGGATATGCAAGGCAGTCTTGTGCTTTTACAACAACGGCTGCCCAGGCAAGTAACACTAGCGCGGTTGAGTTTCCTACTGCAACAGGTAGTTGGGGAACCATTGTTGCTGTCGGCGTGTTTGACGCAAGTTCTTCAGGCAACTTGTTGGCCTGGGCTAACCTCACCGCAAGCAAGACGATCGCATCGGGTGATGTGTTCAGAATCAACGCTGGCGAACTCGACATTGACCTCGACTAGATGGCAAACGGATTTGGAAATGGATCTTATGGCGTTGGTCGCTACGGCCAGTGGAGCTATATTGACGGCGCTGCGACAATTTCTAGCGCAGCTACTATGGCGGTTGCTGGAGCTATTGTTAAGCCTGCTTCGGCCACGATTAGTGCAGCGGCAACTGTTACTGCCGCTGGGACTCGAATACAACAAGGTGCTGCAAACCCACAATCAACTGCGACAGTTAGTGTTTCGGCTCAAGCTATTAAAGTGGGGGCAGCAAGCATTTCTGCGAGTGGCACTGTCTCGGTTGCGGGCCAGCGTGTCGGAATTGGTGCAGCAACAATCACAAGCTCCTCTACGGTCACGGCTGGAGCGGTTGTCATCCTGGTTGGATCGGCAACTATCACGGCTGCTTCAACCGTCACTTGCACAGCGTCAGAGATACACGAAGGAATTCAAACAATCACCTGCACAAGCTCCATGTCTGTCGCAGGCGCAATCAAATGGGTTAAAGAATCAGCGGCCTCGACTACTTATGCCGAGCAATCCGCTGCCACAACAAATTGGACAACACAATCAAACGCTTCCACAAGTTGGAGCGAGGCAGCTTAAAGGATAAAAAATGGCAGACGTTTTTACTAATGACTTACGAATTCGGGAACAGGAGGTTGGGGCCAACTCGGGAGCCTGGGGGGGTTATCTCAACACCTCACTAGAAAATATTGCAGAGGCTTTTAGCTATGGCACTGAAGCTCTTGCTGATAGCGCAACACAAACGCTTACGTTAGCTGATGGTGCAAGTGATGAGTTGAGAAGTTTGTATTTAAAACTTACTGGTACGCTTTCTCAAGCAACGACTGTCACGCTTGCTCCAAATACAATTTCAAAGTGTTGGATTATCGAGAATGCCACAACTGGTGGCTACGATGTAACGATTAGCCAAGGCAGCGGAGCTAACGTCACTGTCGGTAATAGCAAAGTAAAAATGATTGCCACTGATGGGGCTGGGTCTGGCGGTGTTGTCTATGACTTGTTAACTGATTTAGAGTTGGCTGGTCAGGTAACGATTGCTGACCTTACCGCAACCACGGCTGATATTAACGGCGGCACGTTTGACGGTATCGTGGGAGGCACCACACCAGCGGCGGGGTCGTTTACGACGGTTTCAGTCGACAATATCACTATAGACGGCACAGAAATCGATCTATCGTCTGGCGATTTAACCGTTGATGTAGCAGGTGACATCATACTTGATGCAGATAGCGGAGCTTTTAGATTCAAGGACGCAGGAACAACTTTAGCCACGTTCACTTCTGATAGTGGCAGTATGGTTTTGTATAACGCCACATCAGACAAAGATTTAATTTTTAAAGGAAACGATGGTGGTAGTACAGTTACTGCTCTTACTTTTGATATGTCAGACGCTGGCGCTGCTCAGTTTAATAGTCGAGTCGGTATTGGTGTTGCTGCTCATGCAACCGCTGGTTTAAACATTACAAGCACATATCAAAATATTCGTTTAAACAACGGTTCAGAACTTGGAATTATAGACGTTGATTCTGATGGTCATTTAATTTTGTGGGCGCATGGTGATGGCGAAACTATAGATTTTAAAACAGGGTCAAGCACCGGAACTATAGCGATGTCTGTCGTCGGTACAAATGTTGGAATAGGAACTGCAAGTCCAGCTTATGAAACTCAAATTTATAGTGCTGATGATACAGTATTGTCAGTTGTTTCTGGAGATAGTAACTCAGCAAGTCTTTATCTTGGTGATGCAGTAGCAACTAGAGGAAGGCTAACCTATGACAACTCTGATGATTCTTTAGCAATTTATACAGATAACAATGA